AGACTCAGCAAAATTGCTGATAACACAGGTAAGCTGGTTGATGAGACGAAAAAACGCATTGGCCCCGGTGATATTGTCTTTAAGAACCTGCCCCGCGCACTTGCTGTTCGTGGAGAGTGGCAGGAGCGGAAGATTGCGCAGGTCAGTAAGCCTGCCCCCGCAATTACTATCACACCCGTGGTTCCGGCTCCGCTGCCTCCGGCGCTGGTCCCTGTTGTTGCGGCCAGCTCCCGCCCGGTGGCGGAGGCTATACGATCGTCAGTGGCATCAGTTCCTGCAAATTCCCGTAACCGGGAGCCTGTTGCCTCCGGATTTGGCGGTGAAATTCATGTTCATCTGCATAACGTTGTTACACAGAATCCCCGCGAACTGGCGAAACTGGTCGGTGAAATGGTCAGGGCAGAAATGGAACGGCGCGCCCGTGCCGGACGTGGCAGTTTTTACGATAAAGATTGAGGAGTCATGGCCATGATGATGATCTACGGCATGTTTGTTTTTGAGCTGCGCACATTGCCGCATCAGCAGTTACAGCAAAACAAAAGCTGGCGGCATGTGAAAAATGAGCGCGTAAACCGCTCAGCAAGCTGGCAGTATATCGGTGCAGGTGATGATCGCATCGTGCTTTCTGGCGTGCTTTATCCTGAAATTACAGGTGGCGAAGTGTCGCTTTCGCTGCTGACCACGCAGGCATATACAGGACGCCCCTGGCCTCTGATTGATGGTGTCGGGCAGATTTACGGCATGTATGTCCTGACCGGAACGAATACGACCCGTTCCGAGTTTGATCGCTACGGTAAGGCGAAAAAGATAGAATTTTCACTGACACTTGAACGCTGTGATGAGGATTTGCGGGAGCGCCTGCAATCCTCATCATTCAGCGATATGCTGTCCGGCTTCAAAGATAAGGTGACATCATCTCTTAACAGCGCGGCCAGTTCAGTTAAAGGGATGTTCTGATTTAACACAAAAACCGCTAATGGTCAGATTAGCGGTTATTTTGTTTCCTGACTCTTCTCAATTGTTCCGCTTGATTCTCCTGCGGGGTGGTAACGATAAATCGTCGATATACCAATGCCGTAAATTATTGCCAGTTGTTTTCTGTCGTGACCGTTTTTAATCAGCCTTGCTATTTGCTCATGCTGTTCTTTTGTCAGCTTCGGTCGACGTCCGCCTGTGCGCCCCCGTGCGCGCGCTGCCGCCAGTCCGGCCAGTGTACGTTCAACAATTAATTCACGTTCCATTTCAGCCAGGGCCCCCATCACGTGGAAGAAAAAACGCCCCATTGGAGAAGATGTATCTATGCTGTCGGTCAGACTGCGAAAATTAATCCCTCGCTCCCGTAGTTCCCCGACGAGAGAAATCAGATGTTTCATGCTTCGCCCGAGGCGATCCAGTTTCCAGACAACCAGCGTGTCACCTTTTTGAAGGCGCTTTAAAGCGCGTTTTAATCCCGGTCGGTCTGTCTTTGTCCCGCTTAATTTATCTTCAAATATTTGTTCACATCCTGCACAAACAAGAGCGTTTCGTTGCAGGTCTGTATTCTGGTCATTTGTTGATACCCTTACATAGCCAATCAGCACACTGAATCTCCCGTCCAAAAGCGCAAATCATGCCATGCAGGCCAGAAACGGCCATTATCTAAAACCTCGGTTTACAGGAAACGGTAAATCAGGCTTCTGGCGCATTACAGAAAAAACAGAACGGCGCAGATATTCCAGGAAAAGATACCTTCACCAAAAATATTGGTGCCTGCCGCGCATATAGCGCATGGCTGAATATTGGTGGCAATAGTCAGACCTGGACAACCGCACAATTCATTTCGTGGCTGGAGAGTCAGGGGGCATTTAACCATCCTTACTGGATGTGCAAAGGCTCATGGGCTTATGCAAACAATAAGGTCATTACAGATACAGGTTGTGGAAATATTTGTCTTGCAGGTGCTGTGGTGGAAGTTATTGGCACTCGCGGCGCAATGACCATACGCGTTACTACGCCGAGTACATCCAGCGGTGGCGGAATTACTAACGCTCAATTCACCTATATTAATCATGGTGATGCTTATGCTCCTGGCTGGCGACGAGACTACAACACGAAAAACCAGCAGCCTGCATTTGCTTTAGGGCAAACAGGAAGCAGGGTTGCAAATGATAAAGCTGTTGGCTGGAACTGGAATAGCGGCGTTTATGATGCAGATATCAGTGGCGCATCGACATTAATCCTCCACTTTAATATGAATGCGGGGAGTTGCCCTGCTGTACAGTTCCGCGTGAATTATAAAAACGGCGGTATTTTTTATCGTTCAGCGCGTGATGGTTATGGATTTGAGGCTGACTGGTCAGAGTTTTACACCACGACCCGCAAACCCTCTGCGGGAGATGTTGGTGCATACACGCAGGCAGAATGTAACTCAAGGTTTATTACAGGTATTCGCCTTGGCGGTCTGTCATCTGTTCAGACATGGAATGGTCCCGGCTGGTCTGACAGGTCAGGTTATGTCGTTACGGGTTCAGTTAACGGAAACCGTGATGAATTAATTGATACAACTCAGGCAAGGCCAATTCAGTATTGCATTAATGGGACGTGGTATAACGCGGGGAGTATTTAACGATGATGCACTTAAAAAACATTACTGCTGGCAACCCTAAAACAAAAGAGCAATACCAGCTAACGAAACAATTTAACATCAAATGGCTTTATTCAGAGGATGGAAAAAACTGGTATGAGGAACAAAAGAATTTCCAGCCAGACACTTTGAAAATGGTCTATGACCATAACGGCGTTATTATTTGTATTGAAAAGGATGTTTCAGCAATTAATCCGGAAGGCGCAAGCGTCGTTGAATTACCTGATATTACAGCAAATCGCCGGGCTGATATTTCGGGTAAATGGATGTTCAAAGATGGCGTAGTGATAAAGCGAACTTATACCGAGGAGGAACAGAGGCAGCAGGCAGAGAATGAAAAGCAAAGCCTGTTGCAACTTGTCAGGGATAAAACCCAGCTATGGGACTCACAGCTACGGCTGGGTATCATTTCCGACGAGAATAAACAAAAATTAACCGAGTGGATGCTCTATGCGCAGAAGGTCGAATCCACAGACACCTCCAGCCTGCCTGTAACGTTTCCAGAACAACCAGAATGAAACAAGGCCCGCTATCGGGCCTTAATTTTTATTCAGGCTTTTGTGGCCATTCAGGATTTGCCGTATCCACACGGCTGACCAGAACACTATAGCGTTCCCATGACTCCAGTCGTGCGCGTTCCTCATCCGTCGCCATATTCAGCCTGACAGCGCGTTCCAGTGGCTGAATAACGTTTTCTGCTTCGGAAAGTAACGCGGCCTTTTGTGATTCGGCCTGTTGTTGTTGCTCGTCTGCCGTATAAATCCGTTTAACCACAGCTCCGTCCTTAAACATCCACTTCCCTGAATCATCGGCACGACGATTGGCTGTTATATCTGGAATCTCAACGACGCTAAAGCCTTCGGGATTAAGCGTTGAGGCATCTTTGGTTATGGCAACAATAATATTATTTTCGTCGTATACAATCTTTATGGTGTCGTCCTGAAAGTTATTTACTTCTTCATACCAGTTTTTACCGTCTTCGGACCATAACCAGATAACATCAAAATTCTTTGTTAGCTGATATTGTTCTTTCGTTTTAGGATTTCCAGACTTAATATTTTTTAAATGCTGCATCATTTACACCTGTGCGACGTTATACCATGTGCCATTGATGTATTTTTGTATTGGCCTGAAGATGGCTTCATCATCGCCATCTACTTCACCAATGATTCTTAATCCGGTAATTGCGTGTCCGGCTTTTTCATAACGACCACCACGCGCCATCAATTGAACAACACGTGTGCCAAGTCGGACATCTCTCACATAGCGTGAGTCAAAATTGCCATAATTGTCGGGAATAACTTGCGCACCACAAAGCCAGTTACCGTTATTATCCATGTACGCCTGACCATCGGTGCCATTGGCTGTCCTTGAGTTATTAATCATGTAGATGCCAAATTGCTTGTTCCCCAGTCCACCTATCATGAACTTTCGGTCGGCGTGATTCTGGCGAAGTAACGCCTGAGCGCTATCAGTGTTAACTATATTTTTCCCAAAGATAGCGTTGTTATCGCGCATCTGAATCCACATACCATTACTGCTGTTAATAGCAAAACGGTCTGAAAGTGTCTCCCCTGAAACATTAAGACCACGCCCCATCGAAACAGCGCCAGTAGCGTTATTAATCCATAATGGCCTTAATCCGTTATAAGTCCCCATGTTGTCACCGGAGTTTGTCAACATGAAGTATGTATCTGAACCATCATTACGAATAAAGAATCCGTAATTACCATAAGCAATACGTAGGCCGTTTGCTGATTTTGATATGACTTCGCCATTTACAATGGCATTGACAAGAACATACAAAGCATCCCATTTAAGATTCATCAGGTCTTTTGTTGTGGTACTTTGTTTGCTTCTCCATTTGAAATATTCATTGCCGTTGTCGCCTGTCTCAAACCACATGTATGAATCAGTGTCACCATCGGCATCATTTTTAAATCCAATCTTCGCCCAGTCAGTATTTCGAATCCAAGCAAGGATTGAGTCATTTTCAAAAGTAAGCCCACCGGACAAGGTATCGCCATTCTTTTGCACGGCGTTACCAACCCTGTTTACCGTTTCCTGCAAACCGAGGTTTTTGAGAATTGCCTCTGTGTCGTCTGGACGATATTTTTTTCCGCTTTTAGCAACAATCGCGGTTTAGAAAGTATGCAATATGGTTATGCGAGGGTGTCAACTTTTGACCAGAATTTGGAATTACAACTGGAGGCGCTCAGGAGTTCAGGATGTGACCGGATTTTTGAAGATAAAATATCCGGTGCTAAATCAAAACGACCAGGACTTGATAAGCTACTGAAGGTGTTACGTCCGGGCGATACGGTTATTGTCTGGAAGCTGGACCGAATGGGGCGTTCTCTGATTCATCTTGTTGATTTACTTAACCATTTTTTATCAAACAACATTGAGTTTATTTCGATTACGGAAGGGATAAAAATTAGCACTTCAATTGGCCGCTTTGCCTACACGATGCTGAGTGCAGTCGCAGAGATGGAGCGGGAAAATATGATTGAAAGAACGCGTGCAGGATTGGCGGTGGCAAGGGCTAACGGCAGGATAGGAGGACGCCGCTCAAAGCTGGCACCAGAGCAATGGGAACAGATCGGAAGGCTTATTGCGAATGGTGTTTCACGTAAGCGGATAGCGATTATCTTCGATGTTACCTTATCCACGCTTTACCGCAGGTTTCCGGCTGGGAATCATTGACTGGAGTTAGGCCAGTAGTATGATGCTCGCAAAACGAGATCCAATTTAGATCCTTTTACTGGTGGATTATCGTTCGATCAGTGAGAGACTTCGTGCATGACCGAAAGTGTTGTGGTAGAGTTCTCTTAAAACCACGTAACGTGGTTATGATTGTGGGTGTCTGGTTGGAAACTGACCAGATATGGAAACAAAAAGCCCGCAGATAAATCTGCGGGCTTCTTGCGACATCCACGGAAAACCAACAACAACAATCCATGGGCGCCTCGACAACTCCCATTATACGTTGGTTTTCCGTGGACGCAAGAGCGAACATATGGATAGACCAATGCCGTCTCTACGTTCCGCTTACGTTTGTAATTTGTCGCCGGAGTTCCAGCCTCCAAAGCACCATACGCACAAGCTGCCGCTGGTGTTATCTGATGCTTTACAGCGCATTAATGGGCGTGATCTTACGTGTGAGGTTGCGTTCTACGTTAATCAACCGTCAGAGCGGAAGCGCCGGATAAACGAGCATCGTCGTCGGGCGATTAATGCTGTGATCGCTGCGATTTTGCACCATGTAAACATCATTTCTAAGCGGGTTCTGGCTAGTGCTGAGGCGTTGGCTGATTTTTGCGGCCTGTCTACCGTATCCGAAGCTGGGAACAAGTCTATAACGCGCTGTACAAGGGCGTTGTCGCAACTGAAAGCGTTAGGGTTTATTGATTATGAACGTCGCTGGGATCGGGTGAATAAACAGTATTGGCCAGCGAAAATAGAGATTCGTGATCAACTGCTGGAAACCGTTGGTATTACTGAACAAGCATGGAGACGTGCGGTTAGCCAGAAACTTAATTACTTCAATGCGAAGAATAGCGAACGGCTTAAAAAAGCGATAACGGAGGCTGATTATAAGCGTATTGTTATTCAGGAGCAGATGGAGAATGTATGGCGTCAGAGGAAGACGGCCAGAGAGATAAAGGCAAAACAGAAAGCAGCGGAGAGAGCTGCGCGTCTTGTTCGGGAAAAGGGAGAGGCCGAACTTCGTCATCAAATCACTAGAGAGGTTAGCCAGGAATTTGCTGATGGCATGTATCCTGGAGCTGACCTTGCATATTTACGATCCCTCGTTGAGCAGCGTTATAACAGGTTAAGAAAGACCTGGAAATCACTCCAACATTAACCCACCTTAATGATGAATCCGGTTTTACCGGAGGATTATCTACGTCGCAATAAAATATCTGTTCAAAAAACAAGCTAAATTAATTTTCTCTAAACCTGAACACAGCAAAAATATCGCCTTCACAGGCATCGGCTAATAAAGTTATCCACAGTTTTGATATGTATATGCAAATGGTTTTTTATAATAGATGCACTAAACAAATAAATGCAAAATCACTTTCTTTTATTAAGACTTTCTTTATTTAACTTACGCAGGCTTTGCCTGTGAATATGTTCGCCCTTGCAGCGAGCTAAAGCTCGCGCCGGTTCGAGTCGCTACGCTCAAATATACCTCCTCCGGCACTTGCCGGAGGCATGGAGCAGCCTGATCATCCTTTTCGAAACGGCGCGTTTCGAACTATACAAAATCAATTTATATAAGGCCGAAATGAGGCCTACGGCCGGGCTTTGCAGGAGGAAGGAGCGAGCCTTATCGATAAACGTCGATAAATACGCACACAGTAGCCATCAGAACGCGATAAAACGTAAGAAACATCATTTCCTATTAGACATAGAAAACTTGTCTTATACGCAATGTAGTAAATTTCTATTGCCACATAGGAAAAGATTTCCTACCATCGTAGATATAATAAATGGAGATGGTTATGGATAAAGATACTGTTTTAAAAATGTTGAATCCGGCTTGTTTAAAAAAAGCGGATGAATGGGAATCTCCTACATGTGGAGAAGTTCGGGCAGTCATTGGCCTGACCGGAATGAGCGGCTCGCAGTTGGCCAAAAAACTAGGCTTAAAAGATAGTCGCAATGTTCGCAACTGGCAGATGTTAAAGGAGTCCACATCCAGATCCAGCATTCCGTATGCAGCCTGGGCGCTGCTGTGTTACTTCGCTGGGTTAGGGTTAATCTTCATTGATAACAAAACAGATGTTTGAAACATGCAAATATGAGGTTTGTTATGGAACTTGTACGCAAAACACGCAAAGAGTTCTTGGACCTGTATCGCATGGGAGCTTTCACTTGTGTTGTGGCTACCCAGGACGAAGTGACAAAAAGCTGGCGGCTTTTTGCTCTCAATAAAAAAGGGATTGCCGTTTTCATTGAAAAAGCCCGTGGTGGTATCCGCGAATGGGCGGGATTGAATTATGTGGCTGATTTTTGCGCAGCTATGGGGATTCGTCGCTGGGAAGTCCATATGCCAGGAGTAAAGTCACAAAAATAGGGCTTTCGCGTCGAAAATGAGGCGAAACTGAAAACGAGATTTCATTAACAAATAAGCAACATAAAAAACGGTGGAAAACGCCCAGGAAAACATGATCTTTTGAGCGGATTTTTTAGATCCGACAATGAACGGTGATCCGGTGGTGCCGATAACGTCCATTATGTTAAATAGCCCCGTTTTTCTTGAAATTATAACCTACGGGTTATATAGTTAGTGATATAAACTACAGGTTATAGGATTGAGCATGTGGACGGTACTTTTTAGCCAGCGATTTGACGACTGGCTAAATGAGCAAGAAGACGCTCTTCAGGAAAAGGTTTTGGCTGATTTGAAAAAGCTACAGGTTTACGGACCTGAGTTACCCAGGCCATATGCCGATACCGTAAAAGGTTCTCGGTACAAAAATATGAAAGAGCTTCGCGTTCAGTTTTCTGGCCGTCCGATAAGAGCCTTTTATGCGTTCGATCCGATTCGCCGGGCCATCGTTCTTTGTGCAGGAGACAAAAGTAACGATAAACGGTTTTATGAAAAACTGGTGCGTATAGCTGAGGATGAGTTTGCAGCACATCTGAACACACTGGAGAGCAAGTAATGAGAACATTAGATGAGGTGATTGCCAGCCGTTCACCTGAAAGCCAGGCGCGAATTAAAGAAATGGCAGATGAGATGATTCTTGAGGTCGGCTTGCAGATGATGCGTGAAGAACTCCAGTTATCACAAAAACAGGTTGCTGAGGCGATGGGTATAAGCCAGCCAGCAGTAACAAAGCTGGAGCAGCGCGGAAATGATTTAAAGCTGGCGACGTTAAAACGTTACGTTGAAGCTATGGGAGGCAAATTAAGCCTGGATGTTGAGCTTCCCACAGGAAAGCGAGTAGCGTTCCATGTCTAACATAATGTAAGTGTAAGGCCCCATTGGGGCCTTACTTATTTACTTACCATTTTTGCGGTTTTTTTCGGACTTCATAAGCTGGCTAACGCGCCCTGGTGTGATATTTAACATGCGGCTTACTTCAGCTTGTGATCCTACTTCCTCTACTAGCGATGCAACATAGCGAGATTTTCCTGAGGAGGTTAATCCATTATATGTTGCTCGTGCGACTTTTCCCTGAGCTTCTCTCATATCAACTAATGCCTGAGCAACTTGCTCAAAACCTTTAATTGTTACTTCTGTTAATGCTCGAATAGCATCAATTTCAGATTTTGGTTTAGCCATTTGGTACCTCAAATTGTTTAAAATGTGTTAATTACAAAATTCAGCCGATACCATGTTCAATGGTATACCATTGCTGAAATGTCTTTTTCAAGACCTTGCCAATAAGCTAAACAAAAATGTTTAATCATTCGCCTAAAAAAACACCAGTCACTATTATTTATATAATTATATATTTATATAAAAAGTGCTTTACAGGTGGGAAAAAATTTCCTAAGGTTATACCCGAAACCGAGCGATACCCGCCCTGGTTAAACCGGAGATAACCCGATGAGCATGATTAAAATCCGCAAAAACGCTTTCCTTAAAATTCAAACTATCCTGGCTGGTTCTGTTGGCGTGATTTGCCGTTCTTCTTCAAGCCGCATCGATGACGGCTACGATGATGAGTACCGTGTGTCCTCGTGCGATGAGGCTTTAACCTGGCTGAAGGAGAATCAGGAACGTGCCCAGGTATATCTGGAAACAGAGAACGGCAATCAGATGCTGCGTATTAGCGGTCGTTATGGATTTGAAACTACATTCATGGCCTATTTTAATCAGGCTTACTTTGACAAGGAGTTGGCCTGGTACACTGATCGCATGAGCAAAAGCGAGCCAGCCCCGATTACACCGCCGAACAATAAACCATTTTTATTCCTCGTTAAGTAAACACAATACGCAAAGTGTCATTTTGACACTTTGCGAGTGTTAATATTGTGCGAGGAGGATGCTATGACGGGTTATGAATTGAAATTATGGCGTCGTGGGATGAACTGGACGCAGGAGCGAGCCGCCGAAGAATTTGGGATATCGTTGGCTACATATAAGCGATATGAGAAGGGGGAGCCGCCGAGGGTCATTGAGATGGCCATTCGCGTTCTGTCGTTTGACGATATGGTGAAGGATCTTTCACACCTTGATAAAGACGCGATTCTGTTAAGGCTGCAAACCCTTGTATGGGAAAAGGTTAAAGTGTCGTCAGAATTGGAACAAGGGATCAAATGATCCTTTACGGATCGTTTTATGGTGGTGTAATGTAAGCGCCAGAAAGACAAAAACCGCCTTGCCGGGCGGTTTTCAGTCTGAAATTTAAATCTTGCTTGGTAGGCTGGATTTAAAAAGACACCTCTTGATTGGGGCGGCTTTCTTGCGTCTAAAGATAATCAAATCTTTTTGCGCCTGCAACCCCTTTTTTACTGGTGCCTGTTTCAGACTCACGCTCGCGTCGTTGTCTTTGCCACTTCGTTGGGTTCGGTGTTTTTGGGCGGAGTGGCGCGCGGGTATGCGTACAAGGGGAAAGTGTGCTGACGCAAGCCAGGAACAGCGATCTAAACTAAGTCGAGTCTGAGAAAGGCAGGAGTGCGACAACTCGCCTGTGCTCTATGAGCAGAAGAAGGTATATCAGACGACCAATGGCATGATTGTGGGCCACAGGGCGCACACGGCGGCGAAGCATTGGAAACGATGTGGAGCTATCTGGTGGCATGAGTTCCGGTACTCGATCTCGAGCTTTTTTTGATGCTTTTGAGAAGGGGCCGGAACTCCGGTAAAGGGCACCCTGTATGGGGGGAGGGGGGGTTGTGTCTAAAGGAAGATCCAATACGATATTGCTTTACCCTTATATCTAAAAGGAGATTTCTATGGGGATGCTGGTGGCGTTTATTATTAGCCTGATTTTGTGTTTCTTCGTAGTTCGTGGTGCATATCGGAAACAATGTGGCCCATCTTCTGGTAGTAAGTTCAAAGCTGTTTTAGTGAGTGGGTTTCTTGGGATTGCTACTTTTGTTGTTGTTAATACTCTTGCTGCTGTGGCCTTGATTCCAGAAGACTCCGGCACTACGGCTACTACCGGAGCTGCTTTCGATGGCGTGACCGTAGATAAGTTTAAGCAGCTATATAATGATGACCTTGAAGGTATCGCTACATCAGGAAAATCCACCTCCACTATAAGAATTAAGTCAGTTAAACAAGGTAACAACACCGTTGAATTTGCCATCAATTCATCTGTTAACGGTCGAGCTAGAGTTGATAAGGATGGGAAGATTTCAGAGTTATTATGGCGAGTATCTAAGCCTAGCTCTGATTCCTTGCTTTCTATGGCCGTAGCTGTTGAAGTCTTGGATGCATCAAGTGATAGAGACACAGTGATCGCGCAGTTAGAGCAGATTGTTAAATCTGATACGCAGAAAGCTGAGTTTAAGACTAAGAGAGGCGAGTATTACGTTTCTCGTGACAAATCAGGGCACGTGTCGCTACTGATTACACCGAAATATTAAGAATTGAAGAAGCGCCCAAATCGGGCGCTTTGTTTTATGGTTTTGCACCTGCGGCCAGTTTATCCGCCGATATCTTTATCAGTTCCTGTAGTGTCCTGGCTGGTAGGTTTGCATCCAGTACGCTGAGTATGCTGCTGTGATCTGCCTGGTCGACTACTTTGCCTGTCGGTGGTAGTAGCTTGAGCTGAGGATTCAGGTTTTCGTCAAAGCTGATCAGTGCTCTGGCGTTTCTGAGCAGATCAAGAAGTAAGGCTGATATCACATTTTCCTGAGTCATTGCTGGCAGATTTAGCGCCGCTTTGGTTTTCCCTGTTGCCTTGTCAAACTCCTTGATTAGTTCCTTCCTGTAGTTCGGTTCCGTTAATAGCCGATTATGCTCTGTTGCCGCGCGGATAATCGTTTTTTCCTGGTACAGTCGTTTAGCCAGATCACGCTCGTACTGTGTTTTTAACACGCTGCTGATAGCGTTAAAGGCTTCAATGTAGGCCAGCTTGATATCTTTCACGCTTGGACCGTCGATGCTCTCCATGAGTAAGGTAAATCCGTCTTTTGTCATGCGATAGATTGTTATTTCGCGGTCGCTTCCTTCCAGCGGTCGTTGCTCTTTAAAGAAGTGACGCGCCGCAGCCGTGCGAGGAATGCGTAGCGCATCGATGGCCATAACGATGGAATTGTTTGTGGTGCTGAATGCCTGGGCAACATCGGCTGAGGTTGTGAGTGGCTCGTTGTTGCACACTTTAATGTAAAACATCGGTTTGGCGTTGAGCGTATCGACAACCTCACGAGCATTGTTTGGCGAGACGGTAACGGTCGCGGCCGTTTGCGCGTTCTGGTTGAAGTAGCAGTCTTCCAGCCGTTCGAACACATCCCACGCTTGGTTAGTTTCAAGCATTTTGGCGTGACGTGCAGCCCCGCGTTCGGTCCAGAGGATTAGTTTTCTAACGTTATTCGCGATGGTTTGAAAATCTCTTAAAGAGATTTTCAAACTTTGGAGATCTGTACCTTTTACAACTATGAAATGTTTTCCTTCTGTAAACCGGGACTTATTACGGTGGTGATTTCTGTGAAGACATTCGACGCTACAGCCATATAGTTTGGCAAGCAGCTCCGTGGTGATAACGGGGATCTGGTTATGCAGGATAGGCTGTAGGGTGTTAACGGTCGGAAGCGTTTTCATTTTGCACCTCCCATAACTACTTTGGTTACGAGGGAGATTTTTGCGTCAGAAACAGCGTTATCGTTGCTGGCGATGCGCATAGCTTCGCGCTCGATGATTTCAGCCAGGCGGAATTTATCGGCGTATGAGGCTTTCTTGAGAAGGATCTTTACGAGGTTGACGTAATAGTCATGGGGTAAGTTTGTCATGATGATAGTTCCAGTTTTGATATTGGAATAATCACCACCGCTGACGCCAATCAGTGAGGTGGTGAGACGTACAGGGTTGGCGTAACCGGTCATCATGATACCCGGCGAGCCTTACGGCTCCCCCGCACGCCCCACCATAATTCGGGTGTAGCTGTGCTTTACGCATAAAAAAACCGCTAACGCGGTATGCGCCATGATGATTATCGGGACGCCAATCCCGACCGTAGATTTTGCTACGGCTCGGAAAGTGTCCACCAATGGCGCATTTATGTCAATACAGCGGGATTTTAACAGACTAAACCACATAGTGTGGGTTTGAATGCGGGGCTTTTAATTTTCTTGATATGCTAAAAACGGGAATGTATAGTTCCTGTAAGGAATCAATTAGTCCTGAGTTATGGTGTTTTGTTAAAGTCGGGAACAAGAAAAAATTCAGTATGGGGATAAAAAATGATTGAACTGTCAAAAAACTCATGTTTTTCAACCATTCACCTAATGATCATAAAAGAACTTAGGCTAGAAAGAGGTGTGCATCAAGGAGTACTGGCTCAAGCTGCTGGAAAAACACCAAACGCATGGACAAAGATAGAGAACGGGCAGTCTGTATTAACAGTTGACGCCCTTTTTGGTGCTTTCACAGCCCTTAATATTACTCCAGTGAATTTCATGTCATTGGTAGAAAATCTTATTCCCGAATTTAACCGTTATGGTTACTTCTTTTTCCCTGGAACAATCAGTCAGGACGAGGATAACCTTTTACCTCTGATGCTGCGTTACTTTAATAGCAAGGGGTTTGAAGCATTGAGAAATAGGCCATTCGAAAGAGTTAGCATTAGCTCAATGGGATTCTCATTTGGGGGCGGCATCCCTGTTACTCCAACTGCTGTAATGTATTGTTGCGATGAAGCATATAGAAATTGGGTCGATAACGGTGCTGATGTGGATAATCGAGATTATCTGGAGTCATCAACAGGTCGTGGACTGTTTTAATGAGTGAAGAAACAAAAAAACCGTCCTATTGAGGACGGTCCTTTCGTGCTGATCGGATTCGCGGTCCTTTCAGCATTACGTTGTTGTATAAACAACCACGCAAGCACAAGCAGCAAATTGATTTTACTCAAAAGGTAATAATAGTCCACTATTATACATCAAAAAATTGTGGTTCTTGTTGTGTCAGCAAACTCACAGATTGTGGGTAGGTTACTGATTTTGTGAAAATAAACTGTTTTTTTCGTTTAATTTCTTTCCTATTACTAATCTTAAAATAATCGTAAAATACCTGTGGACCTTCCCGCCGATTCGCACCCGGGCACCGACTTTAGGGGAGGATTTCCTGTTGCCGTACATGCAAGCACAAGCAGCCGTGCTTGCTCTCGCGTTGTTTTCGTCGGTGGGGATGTCGTGAAACGGCCTGTAAGGGCCACACAATGAAAAAATACTACATGTGTATTTTTATCGTTGTTACTGGAGCTTTGTTTACGCCACATGGGGAGGGTTGGAAGATTACTGATAACGCTCTGAATGTGACGATAAACATTAGCAGCAAGTAGCGATTAGGCCCCTTCGGGGGCCTTTTTTATGGTTGAATTTAAACGCTTGAGCGCATTAAGCCTTTCAGAACTGCTTCACGTACCCATTCTGGCCTGGTGGATAGCAGGGCAAATAAGCGACCAGCTTGCAGCCGTTTGAGGTCGGTTAGACGAGTTTTCAGTAACCGTGTATATTGTTGTTCGGACATAACAAATTCCCCTTGTTGTGTCGCGACGGCCAACAGTTGGCGCTGGAGGCCGTCACCTTCTCTTACTTCTGGTTGTATTGAGCCTTGAGTAACTCAAAAGATTTTGTCAGCACTTCTTTCAATGACATATCCATTGAGCTGGCGAATGTTTTGTACTCACGTTTAAATTCAGGGTCGACGTTAAACGCCATTTGTGCCCCACCTGATTTGGTTCTGGTTGGCGTTTCAGTCGGGTCGAAAACCTGCGGTTGTTCGATCGATGGCGGTACGCCTTTGCTGTTCTTCTTTGGTGGTTTTGATGGTGCGGCCATGTGTATCCCCTCTTATATAAATCTATAAAACTATAATTATATATTACGCGGCAGTAGTCAGAGCCTCAAGCTGGTTGATAATCCCCTGAATAACGTCGTCTGCCTTTTTGCGTGGCGCAACGTATGAGCACTCAATGAGGCTTAAGCCCTTATCCTGAGCTTTGCTCAGAGCTGGCTTGTGGGGAATGTACTTATCGACAACAAAGTATGGCGTATTAGCCAGGTACTCTTGGGCTTCAATGTAGTCGGCTTCGTTTTCAGCCGCGCCTGAGAACACCATGCAAATTTTCTTGATTGGCACACCCTTTTTAACGATGCCATGAGCTGTGTTAACGGTGGTTTCCAGGTCATCGGTAGAGAATCTGGTTGGCAAAATAACCATATCCAGAAATTCAGAGAGCTTCGGTACTGATTCAGATGCGTAGGCACCGCCATCGACGATAACCAGGTCGTATACTTCTGATTCGATGATTTTCTGGACTTGTGATGGTGTGCCGCACGGCTGCGCCGCGATTGCAGGTTCGATATTGTTGGCCATTCTGCGTTGTACCCAACGCGTTACCGTTCCGTTAAGCACATCCATATCGATCAGGCATACATTCCAGCCGGCCTTTGCATAAGCAACTGCTAAAGCACGGGCAATTGTTGATTTGGTTACGCCGCCTTTTCCGTTGAAAATACCTACAGAGATAGTCATTTGTCGAGACTCCATGTGTTTGGTTATATAATTCTATAAATCTATATTTATAGAACGAGGTAAGCATAACCAACTTTTTGGCGGATGAAAAGTGTTTTATATAATTATATAAATCTATAATCATATAAGCGGGCGTTAGCCCGCTTGCAGTCAGAGGTCAGCTATCGTTGATATCAGTTGATTTGCTAGCTGTCGCTGTTTACGTGAGAGGGTTAGAGCAGCTTCTGAGCGGTCGCTAAGAGGGGTGTTTTCATCAAGAATCATGAGGCATACAGAAATAATAGCCCTGTTATATGCCATCAATGGCTGGCACAGCTTCGATACCGCTGGCACATCGTATTGTAAGGCCGTTTTGAGGCAGACTTTTTGTTCTGATGCCAGATGAAGGATAGATTCTATCCAGTCGATATCTTTCTCATTATCAATGATTTGGCATAACATACACTCAATCGCTATGTTCAACGCTTGGATTTCGATTCCAGCAGTGATCAGAGTTTCGTTTTTATTGGCTGTATGTAATTCCATGCGTAGCCTCTTTTATACTTTTACATGTTGTCAAAACCACAAAATGTGGTTTTTTTGAGCGTAGAAATGCACGGCTTTCGCCGTGCTGTGTATCATAACCAGTTGACAACACTAACTACGCGGCCAAGAACTTTATAACGCTTAAATTCCTCGTTATTCAGATGATTAGTGTTCATTTCAGCGTCCCTTTCGGTTGACAGCATAACAGCATTGTCACCCGGTATGACTCTACAGTGCCTCAAAACAACCAGGCCATTTCTGTCTTCAAGGGCATAGATCCCCTCATGAATCTCTGTATCGTCTGTATCAATCAGGACTTGGGAGCCAGGGGATATTGTTGGTGACATTAACTCATCGTTGCTCTGGAGAACTGACAGAGACGATGGGTTGATGTTCTTGCTTCGTAGAATCTCCTGTTCTATCGCCAGCACTGGCTTTTCTCCGGCGTGCGATGCTATGTCATTTTTTATAGCTACAAGCCCAGGAATAACAGGAGCGTTAGTATTCTGGGGTGGGAACGGGTTATCTGTTAAGCACGCGATATAAGGCGCTGATGCTTTCAGGGCGTGCGCGATTTTCTTGATGGCAGGTATAGATGGTTGTCTTAATCCGGCCTCATAGTTCTGCAAGGTGCTTAAGCCTATTCCAGTGACTTGCTGGAGATCTCCGGCAGTCATGCCGGATTGTTTCCGTAGAGTCTGAATGCGCAGACCTATTTCTTTCTTGATGTTCTCGTCGTTGCTTTTCATGTCTCATCAATCGTGAATGGTGGGTTATTTATACATTACCACATTTAGTGGTTTTCACATGGTAAGACGAGAGGTGGACCACAAATAGAAGGTTATTTTTTGTTTCGCCCATTGAAAAACTCACGATATGTGGTTTTAATACCACATATCGTGGTTTAACTGGAGTTCGTTAAATGACCTTTCAGGAGTGGGTTGACGAAAATGGAGGCCAAATTGGTGTTGCCAGAAAGTTTGGCTTTACGTCATCACTGATTGGTGCCTGGTATCGCTTCGAGAGATTCCCTCGTGCGGATAACCTGACGCTGCTGGTGGCGTATTCGGAAGGCCGGATTAACGTCCAGCAATGGGCGGCAGATTTTGCCGAACGTCAGCGCCAGCGTAGCGATGGCACATCGGTTCGGCAGAACAAGATCAAAGGGAATCTCCCTGTTAACTGCTTATCAAGGCTGAAAGCGGTTTTCTCTGAGCTGGGGATGCCTGCGGAGCGTTGCAATCTACGCGGTCCGCGATTCATTGCTCGCTGGAAACACTCACACGTAACCGTTTCAGAGGTTCGTGATGCGATTGCCGTGCTGGAGCTTAAGAATAAAGATTCCAGCGATATCGAGCTGATTCATAAGGAGATTAGCAACGCCCGGCGTTCAGCACTTGGGAGGCTTGAGGAATGATGATTCTGGCCTTCTTTGGTGATAATCACCAGATTCAATCGCAGGTGGTGCACTACCTTGATCAAACTATTAAAGGATTTGTTATCGATCATATTGATAACGATAGCAAACATCTATCTGTAGATCAGAAAATTGGACGTGTGCAGCGACTGGTTGCCTGCCGTAACAGACGTGACACCGTAACAGTCGTCACGGGGATAACGGAGGTCATGGAGTACCAGATGTTGCTGCATCGTGGAGCTGTTTTCTGCGTTCTTCCTGGCATTCTGCCAGCAATTCTTGCTCGTGGTTTTGTCCCTATTGATGAGTCGTTCTTATATGTAACCCCAAGCCGTTCCCTTCTGGATACGGAGGCGAAGCGTCGCATTTATATGATGCCGGACGAGGCATTTTCTGAATGTTACCGCCGTGAAATGAGGTTGGGTAAACGAGAAGTGTCTGTTGTTCGTGATGGCAGGTTTTTAAGAAGCCGCACGGTGAAAAGCACCAGAAATGACGGGGGCCATCAATGAGTAGTTATGTTCGCGGTGCTGCGATGCATTGCCAGAATCCCCAATTCTGGCGCTTTCTGACCAGTAAAACAGGGAAGAACGTTTCAAACAGTTCTGAGGCCTCTGTGATTCTGCGTGAGTTTTGCGGGATCTCATCCCGTAAAGAGCTGGCAAAGAACTACGCGGCCAGAAGCATGTATGTCCAGTTAATCAACGAGTTCAACCTCTTTATCAATGGTAAGGGGCGCTGATGAACGGACGTACACCAACGAAGAAAGAGAAACTTTATATACAAGCGGTGCTCACTCACGTGGGTTGCATAGCTTGCATTATTGATGGCCGTGAAATTGAGAATCCAGAACTGTGGACGGAGCTGCATCACGATCCTGATTACGGCAGCGTTGATGAGAATTGCCACTTCCATAGCTTTGGGCTGTGCGCACCACATCATCGCGGTGTTGTGCCTGGTGGTGGGCGTGTGCCTCCGCATATTGCCGTTCGTCACCCTCCCCTGAGTAATTGTGCTCGCTTTGTTGAGCGTTATGGCACAGATGAATTTTTGTGTGCGCAGACGTGGGAGCTGTTGCCGCAGTCAGTTAAAGACGAAATTGGGTTTGATCTTAGTCTTGGTGAAGTACCAGGGGATACCAAATGAGATATACCGGCTTTCGCAAACCAGCGACTAGGAAAAGCAAATACGGCAATAAAAAAACGGTTGTCGATGATATCGCTTTTGATAGCAAAAAAGAGGCTGATTACTACTGCGAACTGAAGCTACTGAGAAAAGCTGGCCGCGTTGTGACGTTTCTTATGCAGGTGCCTTTTCATCTGCCAGGTGGTGTCGTTTATAAACTTGATTTCATGGTGTTTTATGACGATGGGACGATTGATTGTGTCGACACTAAAGGTGTGCGAACAGACGTCTACATCATGAAGAAAAAGCAGGTAGAGGCGCTTTATCCCGTCACGATACGGGAGATCTGAACAGTGAGACGCGATCTGGATAGCTTGTTTGAGCTATGGGCGCTGTGGGTGCGCAATGGCTGCAACGCCCGTAGCGGTTTCGCGTCGATGTTAGAAATGATGATGGTTACGCGCTGCCAGTTTACCGGAGGAGGCGGCGCACCAAATGACTCACTGGAAACCAGTATCGAGGGAGCGGTGACGGCCCTCACGGTAGTTGATGAGACTGCGGCGCTGGTTGTCCGAATTGAATACGGGGCGTGGGAGATTCGGGGCCTCGACATAAATGCACCGCATATTGATAAAGCCCACGCCCTTTCTCTTAGTCTCAGACAGTATCGCCGGAAGCTGGCAAAAGCCAGGGCGTATGTTGTCGACTATTTGAAAAAGCGAAGAGAGTGAAAGTGTCATTTTGAGCTGTTTTGATGGTGTGTAGACATCGGGAACATCGAAAATCTATAAATATATAATTATAGATTTATATAAAAAGTGCTTTACAGGTGGGAAAAAATTTCCTATGGTTATACCCGAAACCGAGCGATACTCGCCCTGGTTAAACCGGAGAAATCTGATGAATAAACAAGTAATTATTTCTGACTGGATCAACAACCCTAACAGCCTGTTAAGCACTGATACTGGCTACCTATTACGCCATGTTAATGGTCGTATGGTCAAAAGCGATGAGCACGAAACCTTTTTCTTTGTTGAAGACGATGGGCGTATCTATGAGGATGGTTACTCTTATGAAGCCCAAACTGGTTGTATCCCTGCGGAGCTGGTGGACGTAACAGAAGATCTGCGCAAAGCATGGCTTGAACAGCAGCAGCGCGGAGATGATTACGTAAACACCTATCAGGAACGCCAGAACGCGCGTCTTGCCCGATATATTGCTCGTGCAGAAAAAGCCAGAAAAGAAGGTGCGGTAGCGCATAAGCGAGCGCATGACCTGTTGGATGTGATCCCGTTAGGCCAGCCGATTTTAGTTGACCATTATAGCGCGAAAGGCCATCGCCGCCGTTTGTCTAAAGCTGATGCGTTATTCAGAAAAGCGTTTGTTGAATGCGAAAGTAAAGCATCACACTACGAGAGCAAAGCCGCTGGTGTTGGTCGTAATGGAATTTCGTCTGATGATCCTGATGCGCTATTTAAGTTGCTTCGTAAGCTGCAAGGCTGCATGAAGTCACACGTCAAAATGAAGGCCGCAAATAAGGCCATTCGCAAATACAAAAAAGACCAATTACAGCAGCTTTCTGCATTAATCGATCTCAGGTTTACAGAAAGCGAAGCCAAAGAGTTACTGGCCGGAGATTTCTGTGGGCGCATCGGATTCCCTTCATACGCACTGAGCAACAATAACGCCGAAATCAAACGACTACAGAGCCGTATTAAGGAGCTTGAATCGGTCAAGTCTGTAACAGGGGCACAGCGCGAAGAATACGACGGCTTTTCTATGGAGATAGATCCAGAGGATAACCGCATCCTGTTTTATTTCCCTGGCAAACCAGAGGCAAACATTCGTTCGCTGCTTAAATCACGCGCCTTTAAGTGGAGTCCAACCCGTAATGCATGGGTTCGCAAGATTACTCCAAACGCCCTGGCTGATGCCCGATATCTAAAAGAATCGCTATTGAAAGCCTGACAGTAAGCCTACGGCGGGACGTCTCCCGCCGTATATAGAATTATATATTTATATAAATATATAAG